GGCTTTAAACCTTGAGCAGCTGCATCATAAAATTCAGAAGAAGTTACACCTAATTCATTTGCGAACACTTCTCTAGGTGTTTCAGTTTCAATCTGATTTCCTAGTTCATCTGTTGTGGTTGTTACGGTTAACAGATTAATAATGTCGTTGTGTCGCATTATCAAACACCTTCCATCGTTACAGTGACAACCTTATCTGTGCTAACATCCACTTCATCATTGATTGTTTTGTAGCCATCTAATTGAATAGAATAATCCATGTTTTGAGAAGGAGATACACCATTGAATGATGCTTGTCCTAAATCGTCTGTATAAGCTTCATAGCCATTAAAGCTAATTAGAGCGTTTTCTAATGGATTAGTACCATCTGTTACTTCAAACTCAACTAGATAACCGCTGTAATCTGCTGATAACCTTAACGATTGCTTTAAGTTCCAGAAAGATAACGCCATTCTATCCGCTTCTGGATTGTCATAGCCAAAGTTAGCTTTGCAATAGACTGTGACCGCCCTTTTGATAAGAGAGTCTGTATCACTTTCAGCTTTGTCTTTTCTTACACCAGCTTGTATTAATTCGATTCTGGCCGCTGCAATTAAATCTGCAATTTCGGTATCAAATTGATTGACTGAAATTCTTAATGAGCGTTTTACATCTGTTAACATCTACTCACCTACCAATGATTCAAGGTGACTAATAACCGTATTCCGGCTTTTGTTATCCTTCTCAATTTTGATAAGTTCCTCAATTTGCTCTGGTTCAAGACCATCTACGTTCTTTTTCACTTCTTTTGCGCTACCGTCCAGGTATTCTGATAGGTTAAAAGATGGAGCAAGGAACCCCTTATTTTGGAGTTCCTTTACTCGATCACCTTTATATTCAGCACCCACACGGTAATACTTCTTGGTGAATTTATCTTGGAAATGTTTGATTACCTTCATCTAATCACCTCTTATGCTTGTGGTACTGAAATTTGACCGTACACTAGTGATTCACTATCACGTAGTTTCACATCTTCACGTTCGATAGCACGCATTTCTGTGCTGTCATTTCTCCATGCGTTGCCGCCCTCTTTAGTCATTTCAATAGACATTTTCTTACGGTCAAACAGAACAACCGCTTCTTTCATGTCACCTACAATGAATGGGAACAAGTCGTTACCTGCTCCATCATCTGGAGTTGCTAATGTCTTGTTAGAAAGCACTACAACCGTTTTACCGAATAGTAGTTTGCGAGTTGGAGCAGTTGGATCCGGTTGTAGTAAAGGTCGGCCATCCGCATCCTCTTGTTGGTCAAGATAGTTGTAACCATCTTGGTTCGTGAAGATCGTTGCATTTTGAGAAATAGCCGGATCTAGCGTTACATTTAGTGTTGCTTTAATATCGCTGTAATCAGCAAACGCTGTTTTAGTAAGCGTGTTTAATTGCGTAAGGATCAAGTCATTACGTGTTGCCTTAGATTTCTTAGCGATCCAGTTAGAAATGTAATTCTGTAGGTTTTCAGCTGTATCAGAAAGCAATTCATTAGATACTTGCATGAATCCAGCGTATTTCTGAATAGCGTAAGAAAGGCGTTGGAATTGTGGATTACCCATATCTCCAAGAGCGCCCATTTCAGCAACATTAACAAATGGAGTAGAATCAGCACGCACTTCTAATGTACGTTGGCCGGCATCTGTGCTAACCCCTTCTACTGTTACGTACTGCTCAAGGTTATCTACAGTGTTTTTAAGCTTCTGAATGCGAGTTTGAATATCTTCCGGTACTGTGAAACCGCCATCTGCATCTGTACCTTCTGTCATAGCAGCGTTGAACTCTTTCACTACAGACATTTCAGTTTCATCTAGTTGCTTACCAGAGATTGCTTTAAAGAAAGCACTCTTATATTCTTCTTGCTTATTTTGAGGTTCTTGCGGTACAGGATTCATTTGACCACCCTTATTCTGCGGTTCCGGAGGTTGTGTACCTTCAAAATCCGCTTGCATTTGTAAATAATCATCTAACTTTGCTTTAGCAGCTTTCGCTTCCTTCAACTTCGCTTTCGCTTCTTCGGCTTTACCTTCATCATTAAGTGTTTTCGCTTCGTTACGAGCATCTTCTAATGCTTGACGTAGTTCTTGTTCTTGTTTTTTCATATTTCATTCCTCCATAAAAAAATAGACCTTACAATTCAAGTAGGTCTAATTCGTTTTGTATTTTTAGTTTTTCATCCAGTGGCTTAGGTTCACTAGGCGCTTTCGCTTTCAAACCGTCAGGTACATGGTAGTACTTATCTAAGAAATCACTAGCGCACGCAGCAATACGATTTTCTTCCACAACTTCAACGTTGAAATATTTAGCCGCTTCATTTCCATTCAACCAAGTTTCGTTTGCTACCATGCGTTTGACTTCTTCCATATCAGCACCCTCGGCTAAGTTTTCCTCATAAATGTTAAGGATGCCACTTTCGATTTCTTCCAGATCCTCGGCCATTTTAATAAAGTCATTCGCATTCCCAACAGCTACTGACCACGGTTTGTGAATCATTAGAAAAGCATTAGAAGGAATGATTACTTTGTCACCAGCTAAAGCGATTGCTGAAGCCATAGATGCAGCTAGACCATCAACATAAACAGTCTTTTTTCCTTTATGACGTTTAAGCATGTTGTAAATAGCAAGCCCAGCAAACACATCTCCACCTGCAGAGTTAATGTAGATGTTGAGTTGTTCCACATCTTTCACTCTGTTAAGTGTATCTCGTACTTCTTCTGGAACCGTGTCGCTATCTTCGAATTTTCTGCTTTCAATATCACCATACATATACAGTTCAGCGCTTGTGTCGGTGAGGTTCTTCACTGACATTAAGCTATTCTTCATTCTTCCTCACCCCCTTTCAAGCCAGACTTCGCACGTTGGTATTCATCTGCAATGTCCAGAGATACATGATTCAAGTCCACTCGGTGTTTATCTCCGTTATCAATAGCATCTTTTTCTTCCAGATCCCGTACTTCATTAATGGAATACACACCAATATCAAGCATGGTTCTATAAAATTCAGCTTGCGTTTTCTTGTCAGCTCTCAATAAGCTTTCTAAGTTGAATTTTAAATAATATTTGCGTTGCTCAACCTCTGAAAATAATCCGTAAGTGAATTCTTCCTCATACTGCCTAAGAATTGGACTCAATGTATTTTGAATGAAATCAATGGCTTGTTGTTCGATGTTTGAGTGCGTTGCTCTCTCTAACTCATTAACCATATGCAAAGGCACATTGAACATTGTGGCAATCTCTGTTTTGTCGTATTTCATACCTTCGATAAATTGAGCATCTTTTAAAGGCATTGATACACTCTGGAAGTCTAACCCTGCATCAAGAACAGCGATTCTCTGTGCGTTACTCAATCCAGTGTTTGCTTTTTCCCATTCATCACGTACTTTGTCTTTAGCTTCTTTATTAAGCATTTGATCAATCTTTAAGAAGCCATTGTTAGCAGCTCCATTTTTAAAGAAAGCACCCTTGAACTTCTGACCAGCTTGTGAGCTGCCGATACTCTCTCTAGCCACTTGAATAACGGACTTGCCTTTTATTCCATCCGTTGACATTCCTGTGAGATGGACCACATCATCAAATTCTAACCTCGTTGCTGTTCCGTCAGGCAAAGTTGTGTGATACCATATTTCATTTCTGGTCACATCAACAACCGGTTCTGTTACCGATGGATTTAGTAACCACAAACTTTTAGGCCGCCCATCTAATCCCCAATCAACGTTTATATAAGCGTTACCCCAAGAATTTCTGTGGGTTTCGATAAGGTGCTTAAACTTGAAAGGACTTTGATAAGGATTAGGTCTGTTTTCGATCAACTTAGCTACAGCATGTTTTTTAATTCGTTCTCGGCCATCCTCCACTTTGCGGAATGTTTGGAATGGAAGTTTGGCTACGCTGTTTGCTAATACGTTTATACAAGCGTACACAGTCGGCACAGTTAAGGCTGAATCAACCGTCACATTCTCTCCACTAGATGATTGAGTACCGAACATTTTCACTAACCAATCAGAGGGGTTTCGTAGATCCGATGTTTCGTTCTTGGTTTCCATTAAACTTTTGATAAACATGTTTCACCCCCTCTCTTTACTTCTTGGCTAACAATAAGCCTACAGCCACAAGAACAACCCCTAATAGGTAATTCCCGGCTAATTCATTAATGCTATAAGTCGTGGCTACAATAAAAGCTGTACCCACAAACACAAAAAGATCCTCTAACCATTTGGATAGAAGATTACTTAAATTACTTAATATTCGTTTCGTCACATGGACCACCCATTCAAAAAGTGATTGCTCACATCGTTTATATCGTGATTCATAGCTCGGTAGTACGCATTTATAACTGCTGCTACCGGATCAATACGCTCTGTAGATTTACGCTTATCAATCATAATGTTTTCTTGTGCATCTTGACGTTGTACCGCATTCCCCATGGCCCAATTAAGTACGGGATCATTTTCATGCGTTATTTTCTTCTCAAACACTTGCGTTCTAAGTCCTTTTGTCGGAGCAGTAAGGGTTAATATCGTTTGTGGTACTTCTAACGTAACAAACCCTTCATTCTCCATCTGTTGCATAAGGTGAGTGGCATTCCATTTATCAAAGCCTAACTCTTTAATCTGATAACCTTCATTACGCATGTCAAGAATGGTTTGCTTAATGTAGTCATAATCAACCGTTGCTCCAGGTGTTTCAATTAAGTGTCCTTGTTCAATCCATAAAGAGTAAGGTACATCATCTGTAGCCATTCGCTCTTGTAATTTATCTCCCGGAATGAAAGATAACTGTTTGATATGGAATCGGTCAGGCAAAACAAATACCATACCAATGCTTGTTAAGTCAGTTGTGGTTGATAAGTCACCGCCAACATAGCAAGGATACTGTTTTATATCTTCTCTTACTTTGATTAAATCCTCGTCATTCCATTTGTTCATCGGCATATAGCCATCGTCTTTAGCATCAACCCACACGTTCATGTTCTTGGTGAGGAAGTTCCTCATTTTCTCTGGAACATCTAACGCTACTTTTAATTGACTGCGTAAATAGTTAATGCCATTTTCATATGAGCAAATGATTGGATTCGCTTTAGGCCAAACAGATTCATCTTTTATGTCATCATCTTTATCCAGCTCATTAATCATGACAAAGTATTCTTCATTTTCTTTCGGACTGTTTGGATCAATTACATCAGAAACATATTTATATTCAACACGGTAACAAGGATTATTTAGATTAAACCCTGCTGTGGTTATAATCATCATCAATGGTTGAGAGCGAGCTCCCATACCTGAATCACCAATATCATATATTTCAGAAGTTTCGTGAGCGTGGTATTCATCCACTATAAAGGCGCTTGGGTTTGTTCCGTCACCCGTTTTCCTATCCTCTTTGCTTAATGGTTTAATGATGGATCCGCTTTTTAAATGCGTAATCGTTCCATAAGCTACTCTGAAACGGTCTTTTAATTCAG